TGGCTTCGCTCTCAGTGAATGATTGTCTTCCCAGACGCTATCAGGTGACCAGTCAGCTTGGTTGGTATCAACGATGATCCGCAACTCCCTCCAATCACTCTTTGGTAGGCTGGCTGCGAAAGGGAGAAGACGGGCGAAAGGTCTGACCCCACCAGGCCGAGTGTCGCTGTCTTTGGCGTAGTTCCTGGACAGGACTGACCGCGCACGGCTCCGACTGCCAACACCATGACTACAAAACCGATAAGACTCCATCGCCTCAATCGACACCTCTCACTGCTTCGGATACCACTTGAGTGCAACACTCGTTCCGCTCGCTGTTACCGTTCCACTCCATGAAGCCGTCAATATGACGACATTCAATCCCGGAGCATTAACGGTGTCCTCCATCGTGCAGCTTGCTGGTCCAGTCGGAAGAGTAACCGTGTACTCGGTCACCCCCGGACCCAGTGTCACCGTGTCCTGACCGGCACATTGCAGCAGGTACCCACTGATGCACGGAGCCGTCCCGCACACTGCCGCGCCTGGGTTACCATCCGCAATGCTTGATAACGTGACCGTCCCCGTTGTCGGCGGCGGCGGCGGAGGGGGAGGCGGATTCTTACATCCAGACAAAAGGAGCGCCAGAAGCGCTCCCTTGGCTATCGTTTTCACTGGGAGCTAATCCCCAATCTGCGCTGTCAGAGGCTCTTCTTCCGTCAGTCCCGGCGTCCACATCAACCATCCTCGCCCGGCATCCGGAGCTACCACCAACTCAGCAACCACGGTCGGAGTCGAAGTAAAGGTCGGCGCATTCACCAGAAGGTTCTGAACAGATATCGAGTTTCCCCCGCTCCCGCTGTTAACCGTGCTCGTCACCAGAAGAGACCCCGCCGTCGCCCCGTAGTAGGCCGTTTGCGCCTGAACCGTGTGAGAGGTAAAGACCGCCCAGTTATCCGTGGACGGTATTGAAAACAGGAAGCTGGTTCCCACTCCGGCGACCGTCCCAAGTACTACGGCAGGCGACGGTGTTGAATCGATAATTTCTGTGCCAACGATGCAATTCGCCGTCGTTCCGGAGGGGCAAATCTGTCCCGCCGTCACGCCGCTGCCTGGAGCCACTGTTCCCTGCAAGTGCTGCCCTGCGCACATCGCCAACGATGTGAACAATACGACTGCTGCCAACGCGATCTTTCTCATCGATCTTTCCTTTCAAAACCTAAACAACGATTACCGCTACACCAATTGTGTCCGCCAGTGTTCCGGCCATCCATAGTTCAGAACTACGGATTGAGTTCCATTGCGGCTGTCCAATATTGTCGCTTCCACGAGTAGTAAGCACTTCAAACGCGGTTCCGCCTCCAGTTTTCGTGACGGTATTGTCTGAGCCAAACCATATCGCGGCACTCGCGATTACCTGGAACCTCACGACAGCACAAACGATATCCAGCATAATGATCGTGCCGTTGGGCCATGCCGAGAGCTTCGCGTTGCCTTCCGACTCGCACAACAGAGTAGTACCACCACTGGGAATTTGACTCACCAGCAGAATGTTGGCCCCGGCTGAACCGGCTCCCAAAATTATCCGGTCTCCAACCTGGTACTTGGCGCTGTTCGCTACCTGAACTTTCGCCAGTTGTCCTTCCGCCGGGACCACAAACGCGGCAGTCGTAACATCTCCAACAAGCGGTTGTGCGTTACCGGTAAGCGCCACAACGCCCCAGCTACGAATCATTCCTTCCCATCCTTCCTGACGCAGTTCCCAGGCTTAACTACTTTCGCGTTAAATTCTCCATCCCAGCGACTTCCGTATCCGCGAAGATCATATTCATCGCAACGAGGAATAGCCGTCGTTTCAACTAGGTCTGGATTCCCCGAAGGGAACCGCTCCTGCCGCAACGCCTTCATCTCGCCGCCCTTCTCTTTTTTCACCGTCAACCTCCGCTCACCACTTTGCTTGATCGTAATTGGCCGCATGATTCGACACACCGTACTGCTTCTCCAATTGCCGCATGTGAGCCAAACTCCTGATGTGGACCGGCCTACCGTTGAGGTGAGTCGTGGTAAAGTCCCACAAATTTTTAGCTGGATTCGGAGTCCCGCCTGCCCACTCAGCACAACCAGTGCAGTACCACTTTCCGCCGACCAGCTTGAACTTCCCGCCTTTGTACCCTTCGGCGGTGTGTTGTGGGCACTCCGGATTGGAGCAAAGTGTCATGCTTGTGTCGGAGGCAGCGGACTCTGCTTCAGGAGAGCCAGCACTGGGATAATCGCTCCAGCCAACGCGACGACCCCTAAATGCTCCATCCCCGATACGGTGAAGGAAAATGAAGATGGGCTGACAAGGATCGCACCGAGCGAGGTTACCGCACCGCCGATCCCTGCTGCGATGAGGCTATGAAGCCATGGACGCCACCCTCCACTTGGGGCCTGGACTCCACTGGCTGGCGCTGTTGGTGTTACAGGTGGTGTTCTCATTTTTGGGTTTCCTTTCAAATCATTATCCGGCCACTGCCGGGGACGCGCTACAGAAATCTCTTATCCTTCAACTGTGCGCGATCCCCTGAAATGTGGCGTTCCGTTCATACTCATCACGTCTCCAGCACGAAGACGACTCGTGCTATCGATCGCATCCATTGCGCCTCTCAGTGCGGGTTGACCAATTCGAGATAAATATCCTGAATTGTGGCGCTGACTCCTCCTGAATAGTTGTTTACCAATTGGAGCGCTAAATGTTGTATGTTGCATTTGCCCACACAACTCCGTTCGTATCCTGCAACGTCGCCGTCGTCGTTGTCGTCTGGCCAAAGCCCGCTACTGCCGCCAATAGTACACAGGGTACAATTGCCGAATTAATCGTGATTTTGTGCATATATCGATCCGAATCCCCCTGGGAACAGGTTTTCATCACCGCCTCCGTAATCCCACGTCACATCACGCTGGTCGATGTCGTTGTCCTTTTGTTCCATCTCTTCAATTCGCTGGTTAAATTCCAGCTTCTTGTCCCGCGCAATAGTGATAGCCGACTGCGCATCGTAGTAGGTGTTCTGCTTTGGTCTCCAGTAAAGAGCCTGCACCGTAGCACCCAGCACGATGCAGTCTGAGTCGATGAAGGCTACCGGCGAGTCGGTATCCAACTGCATGTCCGGCGGCTGCGTATACGCCTCGTACGGAAATACCTGTTGCTGGAAGGGGCTTGGCCACACCTCGATCTGGTACTGGCCGGACGGTGTTGGAGGCCGCGTCACGAAATGCGTTGACCATCCGTTAAATGTCCGCCATGTGTCCCATGTGTTAATGCACTCGACCGGCAGAGCATTCACGATCATCGGCCATCCCATCATCTGGTTGACCGCCCACAGCATCCTCTTTATGTTCGCGTCCAGAGCAAAGTAAGCCTGGAGAATCAGATATCCGCTGGTCGTCGTTGGACCCGCGAACGGGAAATCTACTACCAGATGGGTAGGATCGGTGACCTGAAGGATTGTCTGATACGGATAGGTGAAGTTGATTCTGAACTGCTGCCCCACCAAAGCATTCGTCCAGTTGGTCCCGAATCCCGTAACGATCCTGCTGCCGTTCGTTACCGAACAGGTACCAGTGGTGTAGGGCTGGCCGACACTGATCTGACCCCTGATCTTCAACCCGTACCATGAGCGCTTGTCAAGAATCGCCCGGTAGATGTTGTTGATCATCCGGCCCGCCGTCATCGGATCGAGGCTCGGATTCCATCCGCACACCTCGCGAAGCATCTGGCCGAAGTTTAGCTGAGTGACGTATGCCTGATTGAACGGGCTTGAGCCTTGCTGGTTCGGGAACTGCGGATTGGAGGGAACAACTGGAGGACCCGGCACGGGCTACCTCCGCGAGCGAGACTTGCCGCCGCGCTTTCCGGTGAACTTTGCCGTACGTCCAGAAGCGCCCTTGCCGGACTTGATCCGGTCCATCATCTTCATCGCGCGTCCGCTTCCCGGAGAAGGATCATGTTCTCTCTTTGGCATATCTCACTTCCAGTGTTTGACCACCATGTCCGCAATCAGAGTGCCGATCACCGCGATTGCGCTGCCTATGCTCGCAATCAACGCTCCGCGTGCAAAGGAGCGGGACTTGTTGATGTCGTCCGCTACTCCGTTTACTTTCGTCTCGATGAGGATCATTCGGCCCTCGCCGCGTTCCAGCCTTACCGTGATCGCCGGTTCGCCGTTGCCAAAGTAGATGTCATTAAACATCTTCCCGATGTGACGTTTGATGTCCTCGGTGAACTCCGGATTGTGTTCGGGCATCGTGTGTAGCCCGCCTCTACCCCGATTGGATTCTTTGTTCTCATCGTCGGAACCAGTTCCCTCATGCATCTGAGTCTCGTCCCTTTTTACCGCGACTTCATCCTAATACCCTTCTTGCGCATCAACCGCTCTACCTTGCCTCGATTCCTAGCCGGTATGACCCGTTCATTTTTGTGAAGAATAGCTGGCCCTGTTTTCCTTACTCGGCCCCCTGTTCTATATTGCACGGGCGCTATCCGTTCGTCTGCCGCACGGTCCTGAAGGTCTCTGCCGCTTGACATAAGACTCTGCCCCGCCGCCTTCAGGCCGCTCTTCCAGCCTGAATCTCTTTTATTCGTGCTCGTGTCGCTTGAATCATCCGGCATCGCTTCACCAAACAAAAGGGCGGCTCTAAGCAACAGCAGCCGCCCCCGATTGAACTGCGGATACTGACTACGACGTTCCGACAACCAGCAGGTTGAAGGTGTATGCAGCAAGGTTCGTCGTCCCTCCGACTTCTACCAGAGGACCGGTACCCGCTGAGTCCTCGAACACCTGGAGCTTGCTCGTAGCCGGATTCCAGACCGGCTTGTAGCCGCCCTCTCCTCCGACCGGGATGACGTAGGCAATCTTTCCCAAACCGACGTTGCCGGTGCTTTCCGTCGTCCCGCCGATACCTTGCAACAGATACCCGCCAGGCTGGTAGTCGGAGATCGCGGGTTGAAGCTGAACATGCTCCAGCCGCTTCCTCGACCATACATCATCGCCGTCAGGCTCTTTGGTGACTGAAAATGCCATCCTTCGCCTCCCTTAGATGATGTCGCAGTTGACCAGCACATTGCAGAGGCCGCTTGCAACTGCGGTGATCTGCCACGCGAATGGCCTGCCGTTGAAGAATACGGTTGAACCCTGGCTCTGGAACGCGCCTGCGTTTCCGTAGATAGGTGCCTGCAACGCTGCACCTGACTGCGGTCCATAAGCGCCTGCCAGCGGCCCGCCGACCTGGATCAACCCTTGGCCGCCCAGCAACTGCGCGAGGGTGGCGTTGGGCAGAGAGACCGTGTTCGGCATCCAGTAGCCTGCGGTGTCGGAGTAGTTGCCCGCTCCCGCGAAGCCTTCGGACTTGATGCCGCTGACGGTGGTGTAGGTCTGGTCCGTCCAGTAGACCGGAGCCGGAGCGCCTGCCGCCTGCCAGTTAGCGAGCGTTGTGGCCGAGGTGCTCAGGTACTGCACCAGCATGTAAATGCCAGGTGATCCGTTCGGATTGCTGGCCGTGGGCGTCCCGGTTGCGTACCCGAAGTAGCGCTGACCGAGGACCTGATTCTCACCAATGCCAGCGTAGGCCGGAATGACCCCAATCCCCTGGCTCGGGTTGTAGAGGTAGGTGGTAACTACCCCGGTGTCGATCTGGAGGAGCTGATTGCTTGGATTCAGAAACATGGTGTCGTCTCTCTCCCCTCTCCCTTACAGGCTCTGGTAAACCAGCCTGAACATCAGGCGGGGTGCGGACACGATGAGGTTTCCGGCAAACAGATACTGTCCGGCCACGTCGTCGGTATTTTGAGCTTCCTTCCATCCCGTAAACCCGAACTGGTACTTCGGGATGTCGGAGACGTAAAGGTAGATGTACGACGTGTTGAGACCGTACATCGTGTAGTTTCCAGCGAGGACCGGGAGGTACTGGTCCACCACAACCTGCGCTCCGTTCCAGAAGAACGAACGGAACCCAACGTGAACATCCGAGGTCTCGTCGTTGAAGCGCTGTTGCGGTTGCAGCTTGCTCCAGAAGGCATCCCAGACCGGCTGCGTCGTGCACAGCATGTCCGGCTTTTCCATGCCGAACCACGCTGCTCCGTAGGCCGTCTGCACTGAAGCGAGCGAGAAGGCCGCCGGATTTGCGTAGTAGGCATTGATGCCATTGTTTGCGCCGGTCGCGATGTCGGTGCGGGTGATGCCGCCGTACATCGCGTAGTTCGTGCCGTCGTCAATGGCGGCAGTGAAGCCGTCAAGGTCGATGGTTGCATTCAGCGATGCTCCAATCGTTGGGGTGTCGCCGCCGTCGCCATACAGGTTCACACCCAGCAGCTTCGCCATCTTGCCCGAAGCGTTGATCAACTTCGAGCCGATGAAGCTCATCGCCGCTTCCGGCCCACGATTCAGAATCTGATCCTGACCGTAGATGGAAACGTTGACGTAGTAGTTCTTGACGCGGAACTGGAGGGTGGTATCGGTCTGGACGGCTGAGGTGTCGAACGCCTGTCCGCGCTGGTACGCTCCGCCTTTAAGCTCGGCGTACATGATGTTGTGCATGATCGTGCGGCCACCCGTAAACTCGAACCGCCTCTTGCTCTTCAACCGCGTGAGCACCGGGCTGTTCTTGTAAACGTTGTCCGTCAGGTACGGGACGATCATGTCGTTCGTCTTGCCGCTTAAATCATTCCAGGTGAGCAAGTTTTATGCTCCTCCGCCCGCAATCCGGGCCAGTGATTTTTACTGCTACTGCATCACTGATCCATCGGACTCGGCCTTACCTGGCTTTCCGATTGACCATTCCCAGCGGCTCCGCTTTACGCTTCCGCTGGCACTGCCTTTGATACCGGTACTACTAAAACTTGCCTTCCGTCCGCAGATCAGAGGCGGCCTTCTTCGCCGCTTCACCTACCAGGCTGGCAATATCGCCTTCCTGTTCCTTGCTGCGGTCCAGCATCATCTTCAAAGCACCCTTGGGGGCGTCCGGTTGCGGGATGTAATCTTCACCGCTGCCCGTCTCTCCACGTTGCGCATGTACGCGCTTCCGGACTTCCTCCTCGATCTTCTGTTCCCGCTCCTTCTCGGCTCTCACGGGAGCCAGAAAGTCGGTCTCGACTTCCAGCGCATCGAACTTGCCCTTGTCGCCCATCAGTTTGAACAACTCGTCGCGCTTTTCCTTGTCGAACGGCTTGCCGGTCTCTTTCTCGTAGTGCATGGCAACCGTGGTAACCGCTGCCGAAAATCCTGCGACCATCGGAATGGTCTTGGTGTTGAAGTCTGTCTCGCGCGCCGTCCACTGCTCTTTGAAGGTCTGCTCGGCAATCTTCTTCGACTCGGCCTGTACCAGAGCTTCGTACTCTTCCTTGCTCGCCCCGCCCGCCGCCTTGATGATCTCGCGTACCTTCGCTTCAACTTCTTCCGGCTTCATGTCATGTCCTCCGACCGCTGCCTTTGCAGCTTCTGCGAGTTTGGCTTCAAGTTCGGTCTTCTGCTTCGACCACAACTCTTCGCCGTCGTCCCCGATGATGCCCTTCTCCACCAGCGAGTCATAGATCGGGACGTTCTTCTCAGCCCAGGCTTCCAGTTCCTCTTTGCGACTCTTGGCCGCTTCGAAGTCCTTTTCCTTGGCCTTGAACTCGTTCAGGTGACGACTGTAGTCGTCCTGCCGGAGCCATCCTTCTTTCAGTTCAGGATGCTTTGCGAGTGTGCTGTCAAAGAGCTTGCGTTCTTCCCCACTGAGGGACGCCAATGTTTCTTCAAACGTTTTCGGCATCGTTGCTCCTTCCGTGCTTCCCTTGCGGGTTCCGTCACGGCTCCGGTGCGGTACGGTTCAGTTATTACCCTGGCATCGGTCCCGGTACTGGAGGAGATGGCATTTGTGGTGCCCCTGCTCCCGGTCCCGGCGGTGCCTGCATTCCCTTGGACTCCGGACCCTGCTTCTGTGCCATCGCCACACCCATCTTCAGAATCGCGATGGCCCGCTTTGCATACTCCATGAAGGTCGGGTCCTGCACCCCCATGAGAATCTTTTCAACCGTTCCGGTCGCTACTTCTGCCGGACTCTTGTCGGCTCCCTGCATCGCTGATCCGATGCCTGGTCCGAAATTTGGACCTCCCGGTGGACCCATCTGGGCCTGCGCCTGCGGCGGTACCGGTGGTCTATCCATTGGCGGCATTAAAACTCCGAGTTGCCGACCTGCGTCTTGCCGGTCTTCCGGTTCACTGACGTGCCCATTGGCTCGACCGTCGCCATGTCGCCTTCGTCAATGAACGTCCCAACCTGCTGAAATTCGCCCTTCTTGAGCGACGGTGACTTGGACGGGTCGTAGTGACCGCCCACGTCAATCGGGCTGCTCATTCCGGTCTTTTTGTCTCTCGCCATGGAAACTCCCTGCTGCTGATTTCTGAAAGGGGAGGATTACTCCTCCCCCTCAAACAGCGCCGTTTAACCGGCGCGCGATACTACCGCTTCTTGCCACGATGCTTTTTGCGGTTGACCATTGGTGGTCTCCTTTCCGGGTATATCGCCCTGGGTTATTTTCCAACGATGCAACCTTTCGATTGTCGTCGGGCGTCCTCTCAACGCCATACAATCAGCGATTCCCGGAAAGTCCGGGAGTCTTGTGACTGACAAAAAGAAAGCCACGTCAGGATTTCTCCCTTAGTGGCTGTACAACCCACCCCGGCATGGCCGGAAGGTTGTTCTCTGCCTTTCACTAGAATGATTGTTAGACCTCGACCGAAATTCGCGCAACAGAAATCGACATCGCTACTTAATTTTTTTCTTCGTCTCCTGCATAATCCCCACCACTCCGCCATTTTCAGCGAAGTGGATCGTTACCGAACCCGCAGCATTCGCGGTCCTCGCACGCTGTAAGGCAGAGAGAATCAGCGGTAGGTCATCACTCTCAAACTTGGTCGTTTGCTGTTTATCAGGAGGGTTCACTTATGTCCTCCGTGCTGCTGCCCCGGCTTTACTCCGGCGGCGGCCATCGCCATCGCTATCTGCTTTGCTTCTTCTGCAAGCTCGTCCTCGATCTGGGCCACATCCACATTCCAGTCCAGCAGCCGATAGAGTCCCTTGCGCGACATATCTCTGTTCTTGCGCAACGCGAATCCAACCTGCATCCGATCCTGTCGCTGCACATTCAGCAGTGTGCCCTTGTCGCATGTGAACTTCCAGCGGCGGACAAAAGCCTCTGACTTCACTCCGTCCGGGATCAGAACACCCGGCTTGTCGTCCATATCTTCTTTGGTCAGGCCCTTCGGACCGAGAAGCTCCATGCGGTGTTCGGCGGTGTAGAACTGCAAACCCGTCTGCGTCCATATGGTTCCCACGTCGTTCACAAAGTCTTCGAGGTTGCGACCCATGAACCGAATCGGCGTGGTCTTTGAAAATGTGAGGCGGTCCATCGTGTCCGCGCCCGGTACCTGCTTCTTCCCCGCTGCGGAGTCGGCTGCATCTCCGGCAGAAAACCGTCGCATCGACCGCAAAATCATTTCGTAGGACGGCAGAGTGTAGCTGCCGATGTTTGGCGGCTGGCTCCACGATGGCGGAGATGGCGCGTTGGGGCTGTAGGTGATCTTGAGGTTTGGCTTTGAAGAGTCAATAGCCTTCATCGCCTCCGGGTGGATCGCGCTCTTCGACGCCATCAGTGCCGGATTAACTGCCTTCTTGATGCACTGGAGAACACCAGCCATGATCTGGTTGAGGATGTCCTGAAGAGTCATCCAAGGCTTCACGACGCTCATCGCGTATTCCTGCCACGGCACGCCGTAAAGAGCCAGCAGTGAGAACGGGAACTTGCGGTGGTAGTAAGGGTTCGGCTCGTCGTAGAGAGTGATTCCGTTTGAGCGTACGATCAGCCGACCGCGCGGGTAGATTAGCTCTCCCGGTTTGACCTGGTAGCTCCATGGCTGACCATGCGGCCCCATCATGATGATGTTTCTTGACTCGTTCCGCGCGGCGTCCTTCATCCAGAACTCACGCACCTCAGCGCCAGGGTAGACGCTCTGTGGCCGCTGATTCTTCTCAACTCCCATCATCCTCGCCATACCCGCCGAAAGAATCGGGTAGAACTGAGGCTCGACCTGAGCCGACTGATGGAGAGATGCCGTGTACTTGGCTCCCTGCTCCTCCGGAGTCACCATCTTTCCCATGCGAGGGTAGGCACGTCGTATCCATTCCAGCGTCCGGCGGCGGCGGTAGATCACCATCTCGTCGTCCTGGATATCGTCACTGTCAATTCCCAGACGCATGATCGACTTAGGAGAGCAGTGTTCGAAGCTGATATCTCCGTCTGACGGGTCTCCCGAATAACCCTTCGCGAACGGGTTCCACCAGATTTTTGCCGGAGCGGTCGTCAGCATTCCGAACATCGTGCAGAACGCCAGACGCCGTTGGAATTTTCCCTGCTTCGCCCAACCCCGACCGAGAGAATTCAGGATCGATTGCGTCTTCGAGTAATCGCCGCTGCCGCCGAAGTCCTCAATCTGGAACATTGGCTTTACGTCAGTGAGCAGGCCGATGCCTTCCCAGAACATCGACATGAACTCGTTCGACACCGGCTTTGCCCGGTAGGACGGCATTGCCTCTTTCCATTGCAGTCCGGAAAGATAGTCCAGAGCCGCCGATATCTCTTTTATCTCGGGAACCTCGTTTAGCTTGGACGCTCCCTCGTCGTAGGCTGCGTCAACAAACTGACCCATCCTGGAGTTGTAGTCAGACAGGAGGCGCTGTTGCGCATCGTCGCCATTGTTTTCCCGCGTGTGCGGGATCAGTTCAGGGTATCCGGCCAGAGCCATGAGGCAATCTTCTCCCTAGAACCAGGCATTCTCAAGGGCATTTTTCACGGCCCGTGAGAGCCATACCGAAAGTGGCAACCCCTCGGCTCGTGCCCGGTCCACTGCAAAAGGGTACTGGTCGGCCAGATCGACTACGGTCTTGCCTACGGAAATACCCTCGAATGCCTTCAGGTCTTTGGTCGCATCTTCCGCCATTTTTTTCGCTTCGGCAATCTCGGAGTACATCGAGAAAATCATTCCTACCAGATGACTGCCGTTCTTCGGCCTCGACGGGAGATGCTGGGACATTCTCTGCACATCGCTGTCCGAAAGAATCATCGTTTCTCCCTCAGCCAGAACCGCAAGCTGACCGGAGAGAGTTGCGTCCATCTTGTCACCATACCGGTTTTGAAGAGCATTCATCACCGGCACCGGCACCGAGACGTTGACGCTGGTGTGATTGCGCTGCGGTGCTGGCTTCTGCTTCTCCTGAGCAAAATCTACCGTGGGTCCGGCGTCCAGAAAGTCCGAGTGATCTCCCCATGAGTGCTTTTCCGGAAACTTGCTGCACGCCAGCTTTCCGTTATCGGCTAATACCTCGTTCAGGTCTCCGGTTTGCTTCTTGCAGTTTGGGCATGAGTAACCCGTTCTAATCGTCGCCATCACTTTCCTCCGTTTACCATAGATCGTTAAACACACCCTTTATCGCAAACTCCAATTGAGCCTCCTGCCACAGTCCTTCATGGCTAAAATACGCTTGCTCCCCATCGATAAACCCACGCGCATGGTTCATCTCGTGTAGAAGGAAGAATTCGATAAGCGCTGGGCAGTCTTCAAATTGTGGGTTAACCACAATGTACGGACCTCGGCAGTTGCGCTTTCCGCCTGGACAAGGAAGATATCCATGAGCGTGTAGTGAGGCGACCGTCCCATTGACCGTCCTCTTCCACAACACCGGCACTTCCGGCATCCATAAGACCGGAATCGATGGAAGCTTTCCTTCGAAGTGTGCAGTGTTTAGCTTGCGGTATAGCCTGTCTAGGTTCACCGTGCGCAGTCTCATTTAACAGTACTTCCAGTAGTCAGGATTATTTGCAAGGTCTTCCTGCTCTTCATCAAACTCCTGCATCATCTGCGGAGTGATATCTTCGACCGGCACCCCTTTGTCAAAGTGCAGGCGGTGGGCAGCGCTTTTCTCTTTGTCGTGAACTTCGCTGAACTCCGTGTTGTAAAAGTCTCCTGGAACCTTACGGCGAGTTCCGACAAGAGTGGTGAAGGCCGCCGCACCGGACAATCTTTGCACCGATGATCCAGGGTGAATCTTTGACAGTCTCTCCGCCTCTCCCCACGTGTCGAACCCCTCCGGCTCTCCGACTCTGGTACCGAACCTATCCATCACCATATAGCGGTCGCGGTCCTCGCTCTTCTTCTGTGACTTACCTTCCTGCCGTGCTCGTATCTCCCCCTCGTGTCCGCAGAACAGGGCTATCAGCAGAGCGTCTACCATGTCGTCGTGCGACCCTTTACCGCGTGCTCCCTCCTCTGTGTAGTCGTTGAACTCATCCATCGTCCATTTGTCGTTGATGATGATGGTGTCTTCGAGGAACGCCGCTGACATACTGGCCATCAAGGAGTCTGTTGACTTCGAGGTGGACAGCCATCCGGAGATATCAGTGATGAAATTCTTGATTCGGTCCAGACGCTTGAACCGATAGATGTTTTCATATTCGTACTCGCGCATCAGCTTGAAGTTAGTTCCTTCTCCGTAGGAATTAACCTCGACTGCCGCCAGCGCTTCGTTGTACCACACTCCGACCGAATAGCAGATACCGGCTAGTGCGGATGGATTGATGAGTCCATGCCAGCACGCTACCTGTTCGTCACGTTCGAATGGTCCTTCACTGATTCTTACAACCTGAATGCAGGAATAGTCCCCACCCTCATTGCCCAGCCCGACATCCACTCCCATGCTGTAACGTGCGCCTTTAACTGGCCGCTTCCAGACGTGGAACCGGTTGTTATTGTTGCAGGGATACGGTACGTCCCCGCTGCTGTTGAAAGGTTTAAGGTGCAGCTTTTCCTTGCCCAGCGTTGTATCGTACTCGATCTCTCCTACCTCAGTCGGATTCCGTGTCAGCTTTGAGAACCGATGGATGATGTGCCGGGGGAAAGCTGTTATGGCCGAACTCTGAAAAGACTCCTCCGGCTCTGCGGTATATTCCTGTGAAAACATTGCGTCGTCGCCATCTGTAGCAATGAATTCCTCCTTACGCTTCCTCATCCAATTGAACGTCTCGTTGCGGATCAGGAAGCTCTCCTTCACAAGCACGCGCTCACGCATCTGAGTCTCATCTTCGTTGAGCACAAACACTTCAGTCTTGAGGATCGGTAAGGAGTACGTCTGCGACCGCCGGTAGAAGGGAATAAAGATCGGGTGCCAGTCAACCTCGCCGCGCTCGGCCCGCCGCCACAGGTTGTGCCAGAAGTCGTTCCTGCCGTTGGCGGTAGATTCCATCACGTAGAAACCGTCCGGCGTGTTGAAGGTTGGGAACAGCGACTTCGAAAGCTGAGACCCGTTCTGCCAGAAGGCCAACTCGGACAGGAGAGCGCAGTTGAAGGTATCGCCGCGACCGGCTCCGGATGGCTTGTTCGCGTTCTCCCAGTTGATGATCGTCTTCAGACCAGGACGGGTCGCGCGAAGCCGTTCGTCCTTCTCATCGAACTCAATGATCTCGTTCGTCTGGAAGGTCTTCTGCCGGGGCTTCATCCACCACGGGATAAAGTCCAGGGCTGAACTATACATCGAGAACATCTTGTTCTTCTGCTTGTCGTCCTTGCCAACCATGATCGATCCTACGTGGTGAGCGAAGACGGTCTTCTGGAAGAACTCAGCGACGTTATAGGTGGTCGATCCCATCTGCCGTGCCTTGAGCACCAGCGCTCGTACCCGCCCATAAGTTTTCTCCAGCCTGCGATATTCCTCGAACAGGATTTCCTGACTGTCGAAGAACGGGTAGAGACCCTTGAACCCTTCTTTCTCGTCACGGTAGGCGAAGTAGTTGGAGATGAAGTATCGAGTATCTGTCATGCAGTGCAGATACTCTTCGTCGATGAACTCGTTGTCGGCTGCGCTTAGGTGTTCCCTTGCCTCAGATTCATCCCCACCATATTTCTGCAAATGAAAGTCTAGATCGGTGAGTATTTCAGCCAAATAGGGGTTTTGCCTTGTAATGGCCATTAATCACCGTGCGTTATATGGTGGCTACTCTTCATCGCTTCCCTCCCCGTTAAACCCATCCTCATCGTCTCCCTCGTCGCCGCGCGTATCAAGGTGCTCAGGAACTCCGGCCACCTTCGGAGGCAGAGCGTTGTACTCGCGTGCCTTTTCCCGTAGACGAGCGAGACGCTCTTCATTGGTCTCCGTGCTGGCGCTGATTGCCGCTACCTGGGTGGTCTGCTGGATATTCTGTGCTACCAGCGGACCCTTTGGCTGAAGTCCGATGATCAGGTCCTTTACCAGACGCTGCGCTTCCAGCCGCGTCGTCTTGTCCGGCATCCTTGTGACTCGCGTCTTTCCGGTTTTATCGTTCTTCACTTCTACAAGTTCGGTCGCCTCAAGCAGACCTTCAAGGGACTGCTTTGCTTTGGGGAGAGCAGAACGAACGAAGTCCCGGATGGCGTAGTCCATCTCAATCTGTTCGTTTGAAGCCCGATACTGCTCAACCATCCGCAGCGAACGAAGGGCAACGTACACGGGTATCTTCTCTGACTCGGCCACAGCTTTGGCGCGAGCCTCCAGAGAGCCTCCCACTGTTTCCGCGCGCAGCCAGCGCATTAGATGTTCTGCGCTGAGACTCGTTCCTTTGGCCTGTGCTGCCATCACGCCTCTTCGCGAATAAGTTCCATTAGACGTTGGTACCCCTCTCGGATAAGCTCATCGAGCCTTTCTTTTGGAGTATCCGCGCAGACTCGCTCTTTACCAATATCCAATATTGAACCGTTTTGTACGTGTCCCTTTGGCCCTCCTGGAATATTCACGTACCACGCCCCCTTTTCTGTGAAGACGATCCACTGCCCGCAATACTCTGGCTTTGTATCGATAGGTAGTTCAACCACATCTTCACCCAATAGTGCGTACGTGTGCACTCCACCGTACATTCCCTTCCAACCTGTAAACCATGGCTCTCCAATTCTTTTTTGTGATGAACCTGGGCACAGTTCTTCTACTAACTCGATGTTCAAAGGTGGCGTTGCACGTATTAAGTACTCTTCGATTTCACTAATCGTAGCTCTCATGCTTCCTCCACAACGGCTGGCTGTGGTCCTTCGTCTTCTTCCGGCTCAATCCCGCTGGCCCGCATCTCCTCCCGCGCCTGGGCCGCCATCATCTCCTGATCATCCTGCTCCAGAAGGGCTTTGTCCGTATCCTCTGGCTTGGCGTCCTCTGGCGGGACGGTACGGTAGGTAGACAGGTCTCGGGTGGGGAAGGGTGGCATCGTTCCAGCGCGACCGAGAGGTGGGACTGGTGGAGGCGTCTCAATCTGCCCCGGGCTACCCTGCGTGATCGACCGCATGTAAGCGATCTCTGCCTGAAGCATACCGGCTACGTTTGCCGCTCCCTTGACCGCCACTGCCAGTTCTTTGGCCGCCGCGCTCAGGTCCTTCAGCACGGTCCATACGCGGTAGATGGCGCGGCAAAGGAAGTATCCTGCTACCAATAGCAGGGCTGTGGCCAACCCGGTGACAAGAACGATATCCAGCGTGGTCATGCTTTCGCGAGTTCTTTCTTCTGTTCCTCAACAGGGGGGCGAACCGACTCAGGAGATGCCAGCGAATGCACACGCTCCTCGATCTTGTACGAACACCCTGTCTCCTTGTTGAAACAAGTAAAGCGAATCGATTCCACTCCGCGACGGCTCTTCATAACCTCGCGCTTCATCACCTCGCCGCAAGTGCAGCAGATGTGATCTCCGGCCATCAGGGGCGAGAAGTCAGGTACGGTTTTCTGCATTGATTTGTTCTCCAGTGTTCGAAGGATTTCATTACTTCCGCTCGCGGCTTCTCTGCGATCCGGTCTACAAAAAATGTTCCCGTCAGGTGATCGAGTTCATGCTGTGCGACACGCGCGTCCATACCACGCAAGCGAAGCAGCGATTCAGATTCAGGGTCGATACTGGAACCGCACCGAAGGTGGATGTGTTCCAGTCTGGGGACGATGTGGCTACCATTGCCAACCGGGGGAAGACTAAGGCACGCCTCAAACTGCTTTATCTCGTACCCGTAGGCTTGCACCACGATGGGATTGACGACATCAATCACCTTACCGCTGTCGGTACGCATAACGAAAAACTGCCGGAACACGCCTATCTGCGGGGCCGCCAGACCTATCCCATTGTGGTTCTTCATAACTTCCGTCATGAATGTGCTCAATGGAGAAAGAAGATCATATTCGTCAGAAGCAACAGGAGGACATTCGACGTTGATCATCTTCGGTCCGTAGCAGAGTATTGAAGCGCGAGTTGGGATATCGAACATGCGCTACCTCGGAATAATGATTCCGGCGTTCTTGCGCGCGTGTTCGGCCTTGGCCATCACCTCGACACATTCCGGAACGGGCTGTCTTCCAACATTGCTGAGACGATCATTGTCTTCTCTGATCCAGTTCGGGATGATGGCTTTATGTGTCTCGCACATCACCATTGGCTTGCAGTCGCAGCCAAGCCAGGTATTCAGGCGGCGTTGAGCCTCCTTCGTCCAGTCCGACCCCTCCTTCCAGATAGGAGCAAAGGCGTAGTCAGCGAGCGCCAGCACGCCATCTTCGCGTAGTCCTACTGCCCTCCCGGAGATGACAAACCCTTCGCCGGGAGCCTGGTTGAGGACAACGAGAAATGCTGTGCTCTTCCAGATACGCTTGCTTCCGACCGGCGTCTTCGGCTTTTCAGGCTCAACGATAATCGGAGCCTCAGTCTCAACACGCTCCTGACCGCGCCGGTCAATGACGGTGAATCCCGGATCAGAGGGAGACTTCATAGTCGTCTCCGTTACCGCGCACAATCTCACCATCGCGCATACAGTAGGCGACCACTATGCGGTCTTTCTTCTTGCCGTCTGCATTTTTAAGTCCGAGTACCACACGTCCGGATACTTCCACCCGGTCAACCTCTATTGGAGTCCCGCTACTTATCGTCAGCTTCAATTCGCTTTCCCCTTCGTAGCATCAATTGCCTGCTTGATCCGTCCTTCTTCTTCGCGTTCCCGTTTCTCGTTTTCCTCTGCATCGACTCGTAAGCGAATCAGATGCTTCAAGGTCTCTTCAGCCATTCTCGCCGCACCGACCGCCCATGGAAGATTTGGCACCGAACGATACAGTTCGAATCCGCGCGGACCATCGACAATGATCATTACGTTCGACCCCGGTCTCATGGCAATAAACTGCATTGCAGAAGTTACGAAATCAGACCACGCCTGCTCCTCTGGTGTCATTAGTTGGGCTTCCTGTCCTCGTGGATGATTATCTTCTGCCCCCGCTCCGTACATTCAACACGCGGTCTGCAAATGCACTGCGACGTGAATTCATGCGATCCAAACACCATCAGGTCTCCGTCCCTCCTGAAGGGTACGACGTGACTCTCTATGTGGTCTTCAATGGGAGCATCGTCACCCTCTTCGACCAGGTAGATCGTCTTCTCTTTGGTATCTGAGAAGGCTACTACCCATCCCGCTGGTGTGCTGCTCTGCATGGATAACTACCAGGGCTTACCCAGATGGATCATCCATGCGTCGTTGACAAATGGTCCGGTCGCCGGGTCCGATCCGGCGACAAAGGCATAAGGCATCCAGTAGCACCCTCCATCGCTCCTGCCTGGAGACGAAATTCCCATCGGCCAGATATCCGGCGTCCCCCATGAGTTTTGAATCAGGAACCCACCTTTGTTTCCGTCCGGGAATTCAAGGGTGTCATCATAATCCATCGCGTGCTGCGCGTGCCCACCCATGAATTGTTCGGTCGCAAGATTCGGTACCGGCATGAACCCCGATTGGCTCCACGTCCCTTCGAAGCTGGTGTAGACGTTGATCCCGAATCCGAACGAGTATCCGGATGCGATGCACAGCTTCATAGCTGTGATATCCGGCAAAAAATGGTACGCGCCACCCTTGTAGACCAGTCCGTCCGCGTACTGCGCTTCAGTCGGAGGAGTTGAGTACTGTGAATCGGAGTATGGCATCTGCGAATTGAGGCAGACACCCTTCTGGTTGAGGGTGATGAATGTTTGGTGGATCGATGATCCGGCGTCCTGACCGAGGTCTCCGTCCGCAATCAGGTTGCACAGGTACGCGAACTCAGCCGAAGCCACAAAATCCCCAGCGGCCACCGACTTGTTATTTTCGTAGGCAAATTGCGCCCGGTAAAGGAGGTCACGAACCTCAGCTTTCAACTGACCGGTGCACGATCCCTCTTTACCCTGGTTGCGAATCACTCCCATGTATTTAGACGTTGCGGCTTTGACCGGTGGAACGTATCCAGGAGCCGCTTTCAGCGCGAGGAGCCTACGCGCCGGATGATGAGGGTTGTCGGGAAAGCGTCCATACCGCCTTCCCGCCGGAGACACGGGGAGAAACGAGGTTACCATCATTCACCTTTTCTAATCGATGCGAGCGCCGGACGGAGACAGGCCGTTCCATACGTGGCGGAAGTCGGACGCCTTCATGGGCGGGTTCGCCATCTTGGTCATGCTTCCCAGCTTTGGAGAACGCTCTTTAACAGCGCTGGTATTGACCGGGGCATTCTGCTGGAACAGACTGATGATCGACTCGATAGTTGACACAGCCAGCGAGATAAGGCTGAGGACATTTGACGGAATTCCCGGCAATGCCGCAATGAAGTTCAGAATATCGGTCAGAGCGTTGATGATCTCAGTTGCTGCGGTACCCGGCGTCCACCCCTTGATGTCAGTCACGGCCTGCTGAAACAGAGCCTGGGCGCTTGTCGCTAGTGCGGACATGCCGAGAAAGTTTAGAAGGTTTACCACGCCGACCCCGACCGTGCTGACCAGCGATGCAAGGGTACTTTGGTTGATGATCGATGAAATCGTTTTGCATCCGGTCATCGTTACAACGCTCAGAATGGTCAGTGCCAGACTGGACTTCAAAAATCCACGACGATTCATTCTCTCTTTCCTTTCACAGGGAAGGGTTCGCGATTCACGATACTACGAAAGACACCGTTTGCCAAAATCGTTGCCTGCGACGGAAGTTGTACGCCCTGTTACCGTGGACAAACAGCAAGAGATTGTTGGAGAGCCGCGAGTGCCTCTTTTCTGAACTCGCTGCCTCTCCAGTTCTCAATGGACTGACCGCGCTCCAGTGCCAAGTCGTTACCGCTGACCACATCCCGTAGAGCCTTAACCAACTGCTCATGACTGGCCCGTAGTTTCACGCGCACAAGTCTAAAGCATGGTGCGCCGATTCTTCTTACAACTTTTATTTTTGATTTTGCAGCCGTTGTAGCTGAGGATTCGCTCGTGCCACACGGTCAGGTCCCGGCGGTCGGGAGGGCACGAGTCCTGAGGTACTGACTCATCCACGATCGTGAGCGGAACGTGGAATCCAGGCTTAAGGCCGGTGAGTGTGACCTTGCCGCCGTCCACCCTGAGGATCCGCTCGTAGTCGCAGCCGGAGCGAAAGCGGGAGTTCCAGACGCAGACGCGAATCGCGCTGAACAGTTTGTTCTCGCCACACTTGCAGGCAACGAGGTTCATCGGCCCCCACTGCCGTACCGGCGCAACCGATGAGTCGAACACATGCCGATGCTCCGGATCTTTGTAGAGCGGCATCAGCTTCATCCTCACCGCCGCCCTCAACAGTGCGCGGGTGAAGCGGGAGGAACGATAACGGCTCTGAGGCGGCCAGATGTCAGCGGGTAGCATTTTGTACCTCCCGAATAAGTGCGCCCAACTTACACATCTGGCATGGCGGCGTTTGCCCGATGTACTTCAGGAATTTGCATGTACAGTTCTGCCGCTGGAGCTGTCTCACTAACTCCGCCAACATCTTCCCCTTTATTGCGTTCGCCATCTATCTCCTCCCAATCAAAGCCATCACCGCCCACACAATCCACTTCACCGCATACCAGGTAGCCCATGCTGAGGCGTAAATCATCGCCACCGCCAGCAGGCCCCGGAAGATTGAGCCGTCTTCACCGCGTCCGCGTCGATCTCGCATCCGGGTGGGCATCAGCTTGCCAACATGTTGGCCCATCAGTCCCTCCACCACGGCGGAATGTACGGCCCGGATTCCAATTCCTCATCCGCTTCCCTGATACACGCATCGCACGGGCCGATCATGCCGATGTTCTGGTCGAATCGGTGTTTGCGGTGCCACATCGTT